CCGCTCGATCAGGGCTTCGGCTACAGTCGGAGCCTCCGAGAACGCATAGGATCCGGGGGCCTCGAAATTCTGTATAAAGCTCCCGGTTTCGCTGTTCAGTACGGCATGGAGCCGGACCTCGCGTGTCGTCGCGTTAACGTGGTAATCGAAACAGATAAAGTCGTCTCCGCTCCCGACGACGTACTCAAGCTCGCCGTAGGGATCGGTCAACCGATCGGCCGCGTGTGCGGTGGGCTTCATGCCTGGCCCCTCTCTGAGTCCTCACGGTGGTACTGGCCGAGATTTGAGAACCGATCCGTCCTGAGCACGTACCGGGCGATCGGGCTCGTGGTGATCAAGGGCTCGGCGATCGCGTAGAGGACGATCTCCAAGGGACAGTCCTCGTGGCCGCTGATCGTGAAACTCGCAAACGCCGGGATCCCGTCGTACCCTCGGAGGGCCGTCTCGCGGAGCCATTGGCAGTCGTCCGGTGTCGCGTATAGCTGATCGTGTGCGCTCATAAGATGGCCCGCTCCTGAACGGGCTGTGTCGGAGTGCGGAAGCATTCCAGCGAGCGCACGAGCCATTCCCCTGGCTCGGCTCGTGCGCTCTGTGCAAGGCTTCGACGTTATCCCTGGCTCTCGATCGTGCCGTCGTCGGTCAACACGAGCACAAAGTCCCCGTACGGGTGGCTCGCGTCGGTCAGTACCTTGCCGATTTCCCTCGGCCAGTCGCCATCCCAAAAGCCCGCTCCATGGCGGTTTCGCGTGAGTAGGAAATCGGAGCCCGCTCGATCCGCCTCGGCTCCGATTAGCTCGCCGTGCTCGGCTTGAAACGCGGCACAATCGGCCAGGATCCTGGCTTGTGCGCTCTCGCTCAGGTCGGACCAGCCGTACTCGGCTCGGAGATCGATCGATCCGTCATTCGGATCCGCCTCGCTCGTGCCATCCTGGCCGAGCCATAGAGCGCACTCAACGTACGATCTGGTAAACGGATCGAGTGCTACGCGATCGTGTTTAATTCCTGCCATTGGTAGTCTCCTGATCTCATCGAATGTCACAAATACCCGCTCTAGCTCAGAGCGATCCGCGAGGGCTTCCACAATCCTGCCGCCCGATACAGCCGTCGAGCCTGCCGATCGCTGAGGCTCGATCCATCGGCTCGCCGAATATGGACGGACTCGGCGTAGTACTCGCCTGTCCGGTAATCTTGGGAAGCCTCATCCGAAGCCCAAGTCCGGCCGTACGGCATCGGGTAATCGGACAACTCCGAGCACTCTCGGAGCCGATCGATCGTCTCGCGTACGGTCCACAATTCGTTTTCGGCGACAAACCCCCGATCGGCGGCATCGCCATCCCTGGCCGAGGTTTCGGTCACTGTCTCAAAGGTAATCGAGACTAACAGGCGCATTAGAACCTCCGAGCCGAGGCGGCAGTACCGCACAGGGACAGCCCGACGATCGAGCACAAGAGCATGAGGACGACGGCTTCGGCTTGCATGGGCCTCGCGGGCTGGCTTGCGATGATCTCCGCCATGGCGGCACTCGCTCCCGCCAGGAGGGCTCCGAGCGTAAAGGTAAGGGCCCGCATGATCAGACGGTCCTCGTGCAAGCCAGCACAAACCGATGCCGATCGAACCTGGGATTAGTACCGGCGAGCCGATTAGCAAAGGCTACGGCGATCGCATGACGGTCCTCGGCTGTCGCGTCTAACTGTCGGATCACTTCGGCGATCGTCTCGAAACACTGTCTCGTGAGTGTCATTTGAGGCCCGCTCCTGAACGGGCTAGAGGCTCGGCGTACTCGCTCGTGCGCTCCCGAAGTGGTACCAGCGAGGGCTGGTACCCTATCGGCAATGCAGGAACTACTGATCGTCGTCGGCGTCGTCGGCGTCGTCCTCGCCAGGATCGAGCGAGTACCTGGTCCCGAGTGGCGATCCATCCCACTCGGCTTCGGGCTGGCAGCACTCGGCGGCACTCTGCCGATCCGCATGCTTGAATCCGCACTCACGGCATGCCACAGGGGTATTCCGACAGCCTCGCTCGTGTGTCGGCGTCCCGTTGATGACGAGGGCCTCGCACTCCGAGCATGCGACCGTGACATAGGTTCGATCGCCGAGTCCGTCGAGCCGGGAGCGATCGAAGCCCTCCGCCTGTACCCGCTGTAATGTCGTCCGATTGTGCTGATTGGTTGCCATGATCCTGATCTCCTGATTGGTAGTAATTACTCGCTCTAGCTCGGAGGCTATTCCGCCTCGGCGCGATCCTCACGAGCGATCCTGGCGTCGTACTCGCTGATCTCGGCTTCGATCGCTTCCCATGCGGCGTCGAGAGCCTCCATGGCGTCGAAGTACGTAACGTACACAAAGCCCTGGGAATCCTCCGCCAGGATGGCTCCGGCGCATGCTCTCAAGTACTCCTGTTCCGTTTCGTTGAGAGCCTCTCGATCCTGATCGGCATCGGACCAGATTGTGTGACCGTGGCGCATGAGCCCGTACCAGTGTCCGTTTTCCTGTACGTCTCCGGCTTCGGCATCGCATGAGCCCTCCAGGGACACCGAGTACACATAGGCGTCGAGAATCGTTGAGAACTTCCCAGGTCCGTACGGCCGAATTTCGTTGATCATTAGAGGCTCCCGAGCCAGCCCATGAGGGCGGCAATGTGAGGACGGGCTGAGGCTGTCTTACCGCACGCCAGGAAGGCAAAAATCTTTGCGAGATGCGTCGAGGCTGTCTGTCTGTCCACTCCGGTACTCACCTTGAAGGGCCCGCACTCCATGTGCGGTATCTCCGATCCTACTCGGAACCATCAAATGCTGTCAACTACCATCAATGGAGGCTCGGATTATGGCCGAAAAACGCGCCAAGGGCTCCGGCTCGCCAAGGGCTTTGCGTCGTAAAGCGGATCGCGGACCTGGGATCCGTCTAACCTTTGCGGATCGCTACCGTCTGTTGGAATTGCATCGGAGTAACCCGGGCTGGTCTTACGATCGGCTGTCGGCGGAATCTGGCATCGGCTCCGAAACCGTACGGTTGACGCTGATCGCGGCCAGTAAAAACGCGGCCGATCTCATGGCAGCGTACGCCGAGCCAGTACTCCGCCAATGGCTCCGAGCCTCCAAGGTTGCCAGTACTCGTGGCGATCATCGGCCCTCCAAGGATTGGTTACTTCATGCTGGCTCGATCGAACCTCTGCCCGACACAGCCCGGGGTACTGGTCCGGCTGTGGTGATCATCAACAGCCCGCTCCCAGGGATGCCAGGAGCGGAGATCATCGTCGGGAGTACCACGGTTGGGAGGGCTGGTACTCCGATCGAAGGCGGAAAGGGTACGACGCCGACGATCGAGGGCGGAAACCGTACGACGCCGGACGGGCTCCCGGCTCCGGAATCCGTACAAGCTCGTGGGAATTCCGAGGGCTGATCGAGCCAGGATCGAGAGCCTCAGGCCCGATCGATCAGCCCGATCGCACTCCGACAGGTACAGTACCTGTTACAGGTACCTCTAGCTGTACTGCTAAGTCTATTGGTTGCAATAGGTTAGCGTGCTACATCAAAGTATCAGTAGTACTTTGCGCCGAGGCGGAGGGCTCCGGCTCCGGCTCCGGGTCGGCCGAGGGCGAGCGAACCGGCTTTCGAGCCCGCGAGCCGGTGCAGGGGCGTACCTCTCCCCCAGGCTCCGGGTGGCGACAAAGTACCCTCCCCACAAAATGCCTGGGACTCCAACACCCGATCAATTTTCAGAAAGGATTCCGTATGGTTGAGGTGCATACGGAAAAATGCGAGAAAACGACGATCCGCCTTACTACTAATTCTTACTTGTACCGGCGAACCCTCACAAAGGTCGTCGTACACAGATTTCTGTATACGACTCGACCATTGGTAGCTATACCTAATACAAGTTAGTACATATAGGCACTAATGCCTAAAGAAGCATGTAGTAGTGCCATGCCAACTGGCACTCACCCTGCACCGCGCTCGACGCCAAGGAGGGTCTCTCCATGAGCCCACGATCCAAGGCACCTGCGACCGCGAAAAACATCCTCGTCCTCTGCCGTCCTGCCGACCAACCCGACATCCCGAGTGCGTGGCACACCGAGCCGATGGTGATCACGTCGTTCACTGTCACCCCCGGAGCCGCGTTGATGCTGCTCTACCGAGGGCGGATCGTGGACATCCTCGCGCCAGGGACGTGGGGACGCGTCACGTTTCTTGATGAAGAGCCGTTGATGGGTCGGTCGAGGGAGGACGAGGAGTAAGCCCCGAGCGCACGGTGCGTACCCGCAATCAGTGGTACGCACCGTGCCTTCCGTGCTCTCGGCGCACGCGAGGAAAGGGTAAGAAACACCTGCGCCGAGGAGATCACCATGCCATCAGCGAAGTCTCGAAAGCAATCGGGGCCGAAGATCGGTCGCATCGACGGCTTTCCCGGCTCCACCCTCGTCGTCGTCCTAGGCGACGGGACGCCACGCACCTTCCACAACGCACTGTGCTCGATCGATGAGCACCAATCCCTGATGATCACCCGCATCAATTCCGACGAGGAAGTCTCGATGGTGATCTTGTACGCGGCGGGGTGCTGGAACTCGGTCGAGCAACTCCCGTCGATCCAGGGCGAGGCGCACGTCATCCCGAACTAGGTACACATCCTGCGGAGGGGAGCGCCGATGCGTTCCTCTTCGCCGCTCAAAGCTGCCGTCTCCGCTGGGGATCTCGTTCCTGGGGTCACGTACTTCCCCCCGCTTGATGGTACCCAGGCGTGGCCGCACGTCTCGCGCTGGACGTGGGCGCACTGGACGCACTGGCTGACGCTCTCCCGCTGGACCCCCGGGCAGATCGCGCAGTACCGCCTCGATCGGGAGACGTACGGCGTCGGGATCCCCGCCGTCGATAAGCGCGGGAAGGTCACCGATGGGCCGACGCGGTGGTTGTACCTCCCCACACCCAAACAGGTGCTCCTGCACAACGCGACGACCCCGAACGTCCTGTGGGGAGGCGCAGCGGGAGGCTCGAAATCGACAGGTCTGCGATGGGACGCGTACAAACGCTGTCTCACGCTCCCCGGGTACCGCGTGCTCCTCATGCGGCGACTCGCGACGGAACTCTTTGAGCATCACCTCGATCTTGCTCGCACCGAAGTCACCCCCTTCGGCGGGCGTGTGGTGGAAAACGAGATCCGGTTTCCCAACGGCTCGCTGATCCGAGGCGGGCACTGTCAACACCCTGGCGACGAACTCCGCTTTCTGTCGATCGAATATGACTGCATCGATATTGACGAACTCGCGACCCTGGAGCAGTCCCAAGCCAACGAAATCATGTCCCGCGCTCGCTCCTCGAAAGAAGGAGTCACGGCACTCGTCCGCTGTACCTCCAACCCCGGTGGGGCACACACGCTGTACGTCGTTGATCGCTGGATCACGAAAACGATCTCCCGGGACGATGATCCCTTTTACGACCCCGACGATTTCATCTACATCCCGGCGCGGCTGTACGACAACCCGTACCTGATGGATCCCGATGGCACCTTCCGTACCTACGAGAAGCGGCTCGGACCTTTACCCCCACAGAGACGCGATCAACTCCTCAACGGCGACTGGTCCGCGATCACGGGGCAATTCTTCCCCGAGTTTTCCGACCGCGACGTGTCGAATGGCGGGCACATCGAGCGCATCGACATCCCTCGCGATACGCGCATCCTCCGCGCTCTCGATTGGGGGTACAACGCGCCCGGGTGTTGTCTCTGGCTCGCCATCCTGCCAGACGGCCATGTCCACGTCGCGCACGAGTACCGCTTTCAACAGACCCTCGCGGCGGATGTCGCCGAACACGTCGATCGCGAGACCAAGGATCACGGGTGGAAAGCGATCTACACCACGATGGACCCCTCGACCTTCTCGAAAACGGGGCACGTTGGGGAATCTGTCGCCGAGACCTTTGCCCGCGCTCACGTCCCCTGCCAGCCGGGAGACAACGCGAGAAATCTCGGGTGGCAACGACTTCGGCACTGGTTCTCGAAAGCCCCTGACGGACGGCCCTGGCTCACGATCGACCCGTCCTGTCGGTATCTCCGGCGCACGCTCCCTGGCCTCATCAGTGACGCGAAAGACCCCGAGGACGTGAACACCGAGGGCGACGATCACGCGGCCGACGCCTTGCGCTATGGCGTCATGTCCCGGCCGACCCCCGCGAGGACTCCCTTGCAATCAACCTTCGCCCCCGACACCATCGGCTACCTTCGCACCAAAGGCGATCGCCATCCCGGCTCGCGGTACTGGCGGCGAAGTCCGGCGAAACGCTGATGACTCCACCGACCCTCGCGCCGCCGATGCCGCCTCCCGGTGGGGCGGCGACGGAACCGTCTGCCATGGGTGTACCTGCGCTTCCGCCTATGGGAGGCGCAGGGCCCGTCGCCGCTCCAGCGCCCGATCCCGAATCGCTCACGCTCCCTCCGCTCACCGAGGATCAGCGAGGCGCGATCAAATCCTGGTTCACCGCGTCTGATCAGGAAACGGATCGGTACGCGCCCCTCTGGAAAAAGAACCTCGACGCCTACGCCCCGCCGCCTGAGACGCTCGCCAAGGACCGCGAGGATTACGAAGTCAACACCAACGTCGATTTCCGTCAGGCCGAGCAGAAAAAGGCGCAACTCTGGTTCGACACGGCCCAAGTCCAGTTGACCCCGACCGAGCCCCTCTCGGATCTCGTCCTCTCCTCGGTCCCGCTGCCGACTGGCGCAACCCAAGAGCAACGACTCTCGGCGGCGATCTCGCTGCACCAGACCGTGCTCAATCAACTGCTCTCGCCCGACGGGGTGAACGCGAAACGCACCATCCAGGCGGCGATCCTCGACGTGCTCGTCCCGGCTGGCTGGGGCGTCACGCACCTCGGGTACACCGCGTACACCAAGGACGTGCAGACGCCCGATCCGATGACGGGCGCACCGATCACCGTGAAAGTGCCGGTGTACGAGGAGTACTTCTGGTCCCGCCTCTCGCCCAAGTCGCTGATGATCCCGGCCGACTTCCGCTCGACCGATTTCGACAAAGCCCCGTGGATTGCGGTGAAGTTTAAGATCCCGCTCTCGGCCGCTCGTCGCGAGTACGGCGAGGGCATCCCGGTCGAGTACAAAGGCGCGACCAAGGACGATCCAAACCCGATTCGCCGCGACGAGCGCAACACAGTCGGCGGGACCGGGGCAGGGCAGACCTACGATCCCTTTGTCTCGGGGATCCAGATGTACTACTACGAGCCCACGCTGAACCCGACCGCGTTTCACCCGAAGCGAGTGGTGGAGTGCGTGTTTCTCCAGGGGCTCGACGCCGAGGTCCGGCATCGCTACTGCCCGTACCAGTCCCTCGATCAGGAGGGGCGTCTGACGGGCGACTCGATGCCGGGGTACCCCGTCCACGTTCTCATGCTTCGCGACGTACCGGACGACAACCACGTTCCGTCCGACTCCGCGATGACGCGCCCGCTGACCG